CATCCTCGAGCACCACTGGCGCGCCGAGCGGTTAGAGGTCGTGCTCGAGCCGGAGCGCCGCGCGGATGCGGAGTTCTGGGCTGGGGTGCAGCGGATGGCCGAGTTTTTCGGGGAGGGCGTATGAGCGATACCTTACCAATACCGAATCAACCCCAACGCAGCTGGGAGCGCACCGACGACTATAGCCCCCGCGCTGGGGTCACGGTGAGCGTCTATGAAAGCGGAAGCTACACGGTCAAGCTGGTCGCTACGCCAGCGCTATATGGCGATCAGTTGAGCGTCGCGGTCAGCGTGATGCGGCGCGGAGTACGGCACGATTTAGGCACCGCGCGGGCGGGCAGCGTAGCCGAGGGGTTATGTGTGGCAGAGCAGGTGGTGGCCCAGGCTCGGCGCCGGGTCTGGCATCTGCGCGGGGTGCGGCCATGAAGCGCTTGCCGGAGGCCCTCGAGGTGGTACTGGCCTTGGTCGGAGCGGCGGGAGTCTGTTTCGTGCTGTGGGTTTTGGCGATGGTTACGGGAGGGATCGGCCATGTTCGATAGATTTGACGACCCGCTGATCGTTGGGGATCTGACCGATTTGCGCACTCCGCTCGAGCCCCTCGTGCTCGAGGGTGGCCCTGACCCCGATCCGGTAGTTCTGCGCGCCCATTCGCGCGCCCTGATTCGGGGGCTGTTGACCCACTGGTACGAGGAGGCCACGGGCGAGGGCAAAGCTGCGCTGCGGCGGGAGTTAGAGGAGTTGGAGGGGAAAATATGACCGTCATCCAGGGCGCACCCACAAACACGAACGACAACGACGACAAATCTGAATTAGTACGGGCCAGCCAAGCGTATCAACGCATCGAGCAAATCACGGGGTTTAAACCAGTGATTATTTTCAACACCGACGGGGGATACCTGGCGGTGGCGATGTTTGGCGAAGCCGAGACCGCGCTATGGGGGGAAACCGAGGTGGAGGCGCTCGAGGCGCTAGCACAGCGCTTGGAGGGTAGTCGCGTAACAACCGGGGCTACACCCCGCCTGGAGGGGAGATGACCCGCTTCGGCCTCCCTACCCAGGATGTAATCAACGCCTGGGACGACGGCCAACGGGCCCGGGGATACGAGATGGTTCGGGTCAAATCGGCCTTTTTGTTGCGCTTGGAGCAGTCGGGATACCGGATTGTCTCCGGTTATGCCGATGACACCGGCTACTGGGCCCAAGCACTTGCGAACGGGAAACCAGTCGCGATCTCGCAACCCTACATCTCGGAGGACGGCCTAGAACAGGCGTACCGCGAATTATGCGGGGAGTTAGGCCTGGAGTTGCCTTAATCAGTCGCGTTCAGCGCGACTGGTGAGGAATAGAAAAAGGAGAAAAGGAATATGGGAAGCGAACTGGCAATCATGGACAACTTCGATCTGGCTATTGTAGCCGCTGACTCCACCCCCGTGGAGCTGGTGGAGACGCTGCAAGAAACCCTGGGAGGCCGCCTGCGCCCCTACGACTTGCAGCGCATTGTCTGGCCTAGCGGCAAGGCCACTAGCTGGGAGATCCCCACGGTAGGCGGGGATACCACCCCGGCTAAGGAGATCGTGGCGGTGCCGATCCTGACCACCGTCAGCCGGCAATTCTGGGAGCGGAAGTCGGTGGGGCCAGATACTACCCCGCCGGTATGCAAATCCGACGACGGCGAACGCGGCGAGCCCACCGAGCGCGGGCGGGAACTGGGCGCAACTGGCGATTGCCGCTCCTGCCCCCTGGCCCAGTGGGGGCGGAACAACACGCCCCCGGCCTGCAAGGAACGGCGGGAGCTTTTTCTGCTGATGGAAGGACAGTATTTCCCGATGGTGCTCTCGGTCCCGCCCAGCAGCGTCAAGGTTTGGAAGGATTTCGTGAAGCCGTTGAGCCTGCAGGGCATCGCACCCTGGGGGACCGTAGTGCGGCTCAGGCTGACCACCGCCGCCAACCCTAACGGGGATCCCTACGCGCTGCTCAAGCTCGAGCTGGTGGGCAAGCTGCCGGCGGAGCACCGCGAGCGTTTGCGGCAATATCGCGAGGCGCTCACCGCGACCTTCCGGGCCGGGTTGGAGGCCACCCGGCTGGAGAGAAACAATCCGGCGCTCGTCGCCTCCACCAGGCCCAGCACCGCTGCGCCCGTGGCCACCGCCGAGCCGAAACGGCCCGAGTTCAACGAACTCGGGGAAGAGATGCCCCTCGAGGAATAGGCCCGTGAGCCCCTTCGAGCACGCCGAACATTACACCCGCCTGGGGTTTGCCCTGGTGCCCATTGAGCCGGGGTCGAAGGGGCCGCGGGGTTGGGGCTGGCAGAAACGGGGCGTGGCTGCCCACTACTGGCAGGTGCGCCCCGAGATGGGGATGGGACTCATCCACGCCCTCAGCGGCACCGCGGCGCTCGACGTGGATCACCCCGAGTGGGCAGCGCTGGCGTTGGCGGTGGTGGGGATTGATTTGGGGGCCCTCGAGGCCACCGCCCGCTTCCGCATCCAGGGGAAGAAAGGGGCCAAGCCCATCTATTTGCTGCCCGAGGGGGTAACCCTCGGGCGCAAACCGCTGGCCTGGCCCCACCCCACGGAGCGGCTTGAAAACGGAAGACCCCGGCTGGTCACGCTGTTCGAGCTACGCTCATCCTCGACCCAGGACGTGCTGCCGCCCTCGCTCCATCCCGAAACCGGGCGGCCCTATGAGTGGCTGCCCCGGCTGCCCGAGGCCAGGGAAGAGCTCGAGCCTTTGTCATTGCCGCTGCTCGCCCTCTGGCAGGACTGGGAGAGAGTCAAGGCTCGGATGAAGGCGGCCTGCCCCTGGAGCGAACCGGAGCCTGAGCCGCAGCGCCCGGCCCCCCTGCGGCGTTGGGAGGGTGACCCCCAGCAGTCGGTGATCGCGGCGTTCAACCGGGCTTATCGGGTGGGGGAGATCCTCGAGCGCAACGGCTACCGGCGGGTGGGTTTGCGCTACGTCTGCCCCTCGAGCTCCACCCGACTGCCGGGCGTCAGCATTTTGGGCGATCGCGTCTTCTCCCACCACGGCTCCGACCCCCTGGCCGACGAACACGCCCACGACGCCTTCGACGTGTACCGAATCCTCGAACACGGCGGCGAATGGCGGGCGGCGGTACGAGGCGCTGCGAAGCTGCTCGGCATGGGGCATGAGGGCGAGCGCTGGGTGGAGCCGGTGGATGTGGTGGCGCCAAATCTAGCGGTGCCGGCGATGCCGGCCCAACAACGCCCACGGCGAATCAATACGCTCAAGGCGCGGGAGGTACGCCGGTGGCGCTGATCCCCACCCCTGAGCAACGGACAGCGGCGTTATACGCGCTAACCACTAATTTTGGCCTGGAAATCGCCCGGATGGTCAAGTGGCTCACCGACCGACCCACCTTCACTGTCTGGGTGGGCGATGACCGCGTGGATTTAGGCCCCGTGGATACCCTGCTCTCCCAGCGCAAGTTCCGCAGCCGGGTGGCCGAGGTTATCGGACGGCTACCCAACTGGATCCACGAGCGAGATTGGGATAGCGCCGTGACCAACATGCTGCAAGCCTGTGAGTGGCTAGAAGTGCCCACTACTAGCCAGGCTGAAACCCTCACTCTCTGGCTGAGCTACTACCTCGACCGCTACCGCCCTACACACCGCCACGATGGCGAGATGCAATTCGATGCGGCTGTGCGAGCGAGAGCGCCCATCCAGGACGCGCGGGGCATCTGGATCAGCCTCGAGGATTTCCGCACGTTCGTGACCAATGAAATCCGCGAACGGGTCTCCCGTGCTGATTTGGGCACGACGCTGACCGTGCTGGGGGCCGTAACCGAACGCATATCGGTGGGGAATCGAGAAACTCGGGTACAGCGGCGTTATTGGCTGCTACCCCCTGCCCTGCTGCCTGAAGAGCTAATCCCCGAAGAGGTCGTGCTGTGACAACTTGCCATTGCCCGAAAAGTAATGTCACACGGGTTTTTGCCGTCCAGCACGCTGCAAAAGGGGGACGTGTGACAGTGACAGACCCCAAAAAAGTCGCAACTGCTAAAAAGTTGTGGCACTGTCACATGAGAGAAGTTTTATTCGTCCAGGACTACGTAAAAACGTGTGACACTACTTTTTTCTCATCGTCAACGTGGCACACCCCGGAGGGGCTATGACCAACGAGTATCGCCTGATTGGCGTGCCGGGAGCGGGGAAGACCACTACCCTCAAACGCCGGATCGAGAAGCTAGTAAGCGAAGAAGGCTATGACCCGTCCGATATCATTACCACCAGTTTCAGCCGGGCGGGCGCTCGCGAGATCGCCGGGCGGGTGGACCTGCCTGAGGAAAACTGTGCGACGCTCCACAGCTTCTGCTTCCGGGCGCTGGGCCTAGATGAAAAACGGGTCGCGGATGGGAACGCGGCCAACCTGAGGAGCTGGGGCGCGGCGTTTCCGCTCTATGCCCTTAGCGGAGCCATCGACCCCACCGATTTGCAACCGGTCGGAGCGACGGGAAAAACGTTAGGGGATGAACTGATGGCCCGCTACCAGTGGCTCCGGGCTAGGCTGGTGCCCCGCGAGGACTGGCCGCCTGCCGTGCTGGCGTTTGCCCAGGCCTGGGAAGATTTCAAAGACCAGAACGGCTTCGTGGACTTCACCGACATGATCGAGATGTGCGAGGGCTCCATGCTGCCCCGCTGCGCCTGGCTGTTCGTGGATGAGGCCCAGGACATGAGCCCCCTCGAGCTGCGCCTGGTGCGGGACTGGGGGCGTTACGTAGAGCGCTACATCCTGGCCGGGGATCCCAATCAGGCCATCTACCACTTCAAGGGGGCCGATGGAGAGGGCTTCTACAACCCGCCCATCCCCCCCGAGCGCACCCACGTGCTCAAGCGGTCCTGGCGACTGCCCCAGAACGTGGCCGAAGCTGCCGCGCGCTGGCAGACTTTCCCCACGCCGGTCGAGCCGCGCCCGGAGCCAGGCGCGGTAACCTACACCGGCGACACGCTGGACGGGGCGCGCACGCTGGGGATGCTGGAAGCGCTGCTGGGGGAGGACAAGTCGGTGATGCTGCTGGCTACGGCGGGCTACATGCTGGGCAAGCTGCTGGCCGAGCTGCGGCGTCGCGCCATGCCCTTCCACAACCCCTACCAGTTTAAAAACGGGGCCTGGAACCCCCTGAGCGCCAAGCGGCTTGGGGCCGTCGAGGCCTGGATGGCCGGGAAGGCCGATCTTGGGGTGATCTGGAAACTCACCGAGCACCTGCCCGCCAAGCAGGCCTACCACCCCAACCGCAAGGGGATGCTGGAGCAGGAGGCCAAATCCCGCCAGCCTGCACCCGCCGACTGGGAGAACCTGACCTACTACTTCCCCGAGGGCGTTGCGGCCATGCTGGCTTCGCGGGAGCCCTGGACGCTGATCAACCTGCTGCATCTGGGGGGGGATAAAACCCGAGGGTTGCGGTACGCCCTCGAGGTCATCGCCCGACACGGGATAGAAGCGGCCCGCAACCCGCGCATCGTGGTGGGGACTATCCATTCGGTGAAGGGCGGGGAGGCCGACTGCGTGTTTCTCTGGCCGGACTTGTCGCCCGCTGCGCGCAAAGCCTGGCGGGAGGGGGAAGCCGACCGAGCGGCTACCCAGCGAGCGGTTTATGTAGGCATGACGCGCGCCCGCGAGCGGCTATACCTGGGAAGCTTGCGCGAGGAGGGGTTGGATTGGATTTTGGACGCTCCCTCGAGCGCTTTTGAGGAGGAAGATGATGTCATCGTCATTTGACGTAGGCAACTTGCTAGACCGGGCCCGCGCTGCGGGGTGCGAAATCACGGTGGCGGGGAACGGGACAATCAACATCAAGCCTGCAAAGAATCTACCCCCCGAGCTGCGTTCTGAGATCGCTCAGCACAAGTTCGCTGTGCTGCAAAGGCTTTACGCTACCCACTACCGCGCCTATTACTGGCTCGACCAGGAACCGGGGCAGCACGAGCTGCTACGCGAGGCCCGGCGGATGGGAGCCGTCGTGACGTTGAAGACGCTAGATGGCGAGACCTCCGAACTGGCGACGAAAGGGGCGGTGGGAGCGTACGTGCGGCCCGGAACCCTAGGGATCCCCGAGGCCCTGGTGCCGGCCCTCGAGGCCGCCGGCTTCGAGCGCGTGGAATACCCCGAGCACTGGTGCTGGGCGACGAGCTGGCATCAAGCGGTGAGCGATTTGGTCGAGCAGTGGCGCGCCGCCCCCAGCCCGGCGGAGCAGCAGGCCCTCTGGCTAGCCACCGACGTCGCGGACGTGGTGACCCGCCGGGGGCTGGAACCCTGGGAGGAAGTGGCGAAAACCTACGCGGGCATCGAGCGCAACCTGCCCACTTACGGACGTGAACGGGCGCTCAGACCGGTGCTGCGGCGGTGGCTTGAGGCTAACGCGCAGCGAGACCAATTGCGGGCCCAGGGTCGCTGGCTGGTGCACCAGCAGGCGGATTACTCCGGGTTGATCCTCACGCCCGAAGCCGAGGCGGTGCGCTCAGAATGCGAGCGCTGGGCCTGGCTGGTGGTGGCGACGGAGCGGCTGGCAGGTCACTGGCCGTGGGTGGATCCCACGGGATGGGTGGGGGTGCTCGAGGGGCTGGCGCAGGAGGTGGCGGTGTGAAAGAATCCGTCCTGCAAGCCAAACTGATGGCGCGCTGCCGCAAGGCCGAGGCGCGCAACCCGGACTTCTTCTGGGTCTACTCCTACCCCGCCGGTCTGACCCTGGGCTACAGGCGCGATGCCTCCGGGCGGGTCTACAGCCCCCAGGCGGTGCGGGCCAAGGCGATGGGGCTCAAGCGTGCGCTGCCCGACGTGGTGATCGACCTGGCCCGTCACGGCTACCGCAAGGGCTGGATCGAACTCAAGCGCCCAGGTCAGCGGCCCACCCGTGAGCAGCGGGAGATGCACGATCTGCTGCGGGCCAAGGGGGACTGGGTGGGGGTGGCGGACGATCTCGAGGACGCCTGGGAGATGCTGTGCGGCTATCTGGGCGCGCCGCTGGATTGCTGGAAGGCGAAGGGGTTGCCTGAGGTGCGGGGGTGGGGGGAGGTGGGGGCATGATCCAGACCGAGCAGCTCCCCCTTTTCGCCTTCGACGGTGACGAGCATTTCGAGCCCCTCCCGGCCGGGGCGGTGTTCGTCTCCCCAGCGCACCGCCACTACGACCTCATCCTGCCGGTGTGGGCGGTAGTCGAATTCCGCCAGAAAGGCCTGGCTAAAGGCTGGGCAGCGTAGGAAGGAAGGCAGAATGATAATCATACTCTGGCTGTTGATCGGTCTAGTGGTGCAGATGGCTCGAGAGGAGCACGTGCCCCTGCACTGGGCCTGGTGGCCGGTCCTGGTGGCTCTGGGGCCGGTCATCCCGGTGCTGGCCCTTGAAGTGGAGCTATGGCGCGTAGTGGCATTGCGAGGAGAGAAATGGCAGCACTAAATGGCGCGAATGCCATTTTGGAAAGAGATTTGGAGCTTTTGGGAGGGAGAATGGACAAAAAGCCGTTGTGGGATTGGTTCGACATCGTCATGGGCATGCATGCTATTGCCAGAAAATCTAGGTTTTTGTGGGGGTTATTGCCTGCCGGAGTGGTAGCTAGAGAAGTGGCGATAGCGGAGCATGTTGGGCTTACCGAAGGGCTGCCGGTGCCCGAGCAAATTGTGAAAAGGATTCCTGCCGCCATTCGTGAGCCCTACTCCTTCACTCGCCTTTTTGAGAACGGCTACGGCGTTGACGATCTTGAGTTTGTCCCGCCCCAGGGTCTACGGATGAAAGTAGCCGGAGATAGCTTGACCATATTCGGCGAGTCCGAGCGAATCCTGATTGAGTATCAGAAAAAGGGACGAAGCCTAGCCCTTGAACTACCGCCTGGCGAAGAGGCCAGCCTGAAGGGCGAAAACGCCATGCCTCGAGACTACGCCCGCGTTTATAGGCTAGCCGTAGCCGGAGAGTGGACGCGCGGCAACATCATTTCGGTCCCCAATGATATTCGGTTTACCGGTGAATTCGGGTGGTATTTGAAGCTCGACTTCCCGGAGATGTTCCTTGAGCCGGATGAACTTGAGGCGAGGGGCAGATAGCGATGGCGCGGGTTTTTGCCTTCGGCGGCGGCGTTCAATCTACGGCGGTGCTGGTGCTCCAGTCGCAAAACCGGCTTCCGCAAAACTACGACGCCTTTTACTTTGCCAACGTCGGCGACGACTCGGAGCACCCCGACACCCTGCGCTACCTGAGCGAAGTGGCTATGCCTTTCGCTGAGCGGCACGGTATTCGCCTCGAGGTAGTGCAGCGCAAAGGCGACACCCTGCTGCAAATGCTAACGTCAGACAAAAGCGACATTCCCATTCCCGTCCGGTTTGCTTCGGGAGCGATGGGGCGGCGCAATTGCACCCACAAATGGAAAGTGACCGCCATTGATCGGGCGTTACGCGCTGCTGGGCATCGTGAAGCAGTTTTCGGCTACGGCATTTCGATAGACGAGTGGCACCGGATGCGCGACCTTGGACCCTATGAGCAAAACGGCCTCACCAAGCGGCGGGAGTATCCGCTGTTTGAGCTAAAACTAGACCGGGAGGATTGCAAGCGCCTCATCGCCGAGGCTGGCCTACCGGTGCCGCCCAAATCTGCGTGCTGGTTCTGCCCTTTCCACAACAAGAGCGATTGGCGGGCATTACGGGATACCCGGCCCGATCTGTTTGAGGCCGCAATTGCCCTCGAGGATCGCCTAGCGGAAAAGCGGGTGCAGCGGGGGCGCGATCCGGTATTTTTGCGCCAGGGGGGCTTGAAGTCGCTGCTAGCCGAACAAAGCTTGGAGTTCGAGGACATCCCTTGCGAAAGCGGGTACTGCTGGACTTGAGGAGGTTTCCGTTGATGACCTTGAGACCATGCCCATTTTGCTTGAGCCATCGCGTTACTCTTGGCGGGTTTCGCCGGAGGGTCTACGTAGCCTGCCTCGAGTGCGGCGCTCGGGGGCCAGAAGAAAAAGCCGAAGAGCCTGAGGTGGCCAGGGAGCACGCGGCCTGGCGCTGGAACCTGCACGGCGCTGAATTAGAAGGACAAATAGACAGGGTTCTCAAGGACCTCTTCCGCGATGGAATCGCCGAGGCCGGGCCACCCAGCGGCTACGACATGTTTTCCCCCACGCTGAGGGCCAACCCGTGGCTGCTGGAGCGCATTCCGGCAGCTGTAGAGGCCATCCGGGAGCAGATACCCGATGCGGAACTATCCCTGCTGTTCTACGGCTCACGCTTGAGTTTGTGGGTCGCAGTACGGGGCGACCATCGGGGCTTTGTGGTTTTGGAGCAGTGGAGGGGGTAGCAATGTCCTGGTTTCTAGCTTTCCTTCTCGGTGTTTACATCGCCTTGCTCTGGCCCCTTTGGCGATTGCGCAACCACCAGGCACCGGAGGGTGCGGTAGTGGGGTACATGTTTCTCGCCCTACTGGGTGGGGCGCTGGGGGTGATGGCGTGGGCGATTTTTCGTTGAGCGCTAGGCAGAAGCTCGAGCGCATCAGCTTTGTCCTCAACATGAGCCCGATTCGGATATCCGAAATCCTGGGCATCTCTCGCCAGGCCATTTTCATCTGGATGGACGGTGGCGAAAGCCCCGGCCCTGAGGCCGAGCACAAGCTCGACGAGCTGTACGCAGCAGCCCGGCGCCTCGAGAAGGCCGGGGTGAGGCTCGACTACACCACCAAGCACCGCCTGATCGGGGACGGAACCGAGTTCCTTCATGCTTTGACAGAGGATCCTTTGAAGGCGGTGGGAAAGCTGCTCGAGGGGCTCGAGCGCGGCAAGAAGCAGCGCAAGTGGCTCGAGCAACGCCTGAAAGCTCGCCCTGAGCCTGAGGGTTCCGTCGTAGACGAGCTGCCGCCTCACTACCCCGAGGAGTAATACGAGTGGAGGCCAAAGCGACAAGCAGACCCATCCACGCCACCCTGCCCTGGCCGCCCAGCGTCAACCACTACTGGAAATCCAGCGGCAAGCGGCGCTACATCTCCCCCCAGGCCCGGCAGTGGCTCGAGGAAGCCCTATGGCTCCTCACCAAGGCCAGGGACACGCGGCCCACCATCCAGGGCGAGGTAGCGGTGTCCATCACGGTTTACCCGCCCGACCGGCGCAAGCGCGACCTGGACAACCTGCTCAAACCCATCCTGGACGCGCTGGCAAAATCAGGAGTTATCGAGGACGACTACCAGGTAGCGGGGTTGCATATAGAGCGATTCTGCCCGGAGAAACCGGGCCGGGTTGAAGTGCTGATAGACGAAACCGAGTGCGTAGGAGCTGACATCCTCCCCGTTCTGAAGAACGGGGGTTCCTACACGGAACTTTCAAGGTTGGAGTCTGTATGAGCCGAAACCCACACCTTTACTCCATCTACCCGGTCCCCAGCGGGACCAGGCTGTCCGGGTTGCCCCGGACGGGCTGTGTCAGGCAGCCCATGGCGCAGCAGTCCAGCCGCCACGCCAGCGATGTTGATGCTCGCCACCACGTCCGCATTGGCGCGGTAGCCGCAGCTGATACATCGGAAGTCAGACTGCGCGTTTCGGTTAGAGCGGGTGGCGTGGCCGCACTTCGGGCAGGTGCGGCTGGTCTTGCGGGGGTCATTTCTGTGAACAGGGGCGCTTGTTTGGGGAGATGTAGCGATGGCGGTTGACACTCCCACGGCTAAAGCGCGTGGGATTCTTGGGCTCACCACTGCGCCCGGTACGGGCGTCTTACACAGTGATGCACGGCATTTCAGCCGTCTCCTCAAGCGTGACTTCCCGTGTGCCCCACGGTACGGAGTTCGGTCGTTGCACGGCTTGGTTTTCGCCGCACCAGACCGAGGTCTACGCTACAGGTTTTACCCGCCCAGCGCTTCGTGGGCGGAACCCCATACCTGTACTTTCAAGAACCTCGGGAATCGCTGTTCCCAATGGGCATTTTACCACACATCCGCCGCCCACTATGCTATGTGCTCCTTCGGAGCACGTGGGGGAGTCCATGTATCCCAGGGCTAAAGCCGCTGGGTTTTATAGCTCCCCCACACCCCCTCTTTTCTATAATAGCTATTGGCTATATGTCCCAAATTTGCTAGTATGTTGTTAGAATCCGCAAAAGTGTCTACAAAAGTGTCTACCCCAGGCCGGTTGCGCTGCCCGTATTGTTTCAGCAGCGACCATCGAGTTCGTGTGTTTTTGCCCGTGCCCTCTGAGGAAAACGGATGGATACGTCTGCGCCTGTATCAGTGCTATACCTGCGGAAAGAAATTCACGAGCGTCGAAACCGTCTTAGAGGCCGAAAAGACCCCGTCTACGGACTCTTAGCGACGCTGCGCTACGGGGTGCGCGCCCTCGAGCCGGCCCACAAAAACTACCGCCGCCCCAATGAGATTCAGACCGTTGGCCGCTACGCCGTGTTTGAGAATTATTGTATTTGGGGCCGTTACTATCCAGCCACTTTAGTGCTGGAGCTGGTGCGCCAAGCCCAAGAGCTTGATAAACCCGAGCCCCAGCGTTCGCAGGAAGCTCGGGATTTTGCTCATGCGCTGCATAGGGGGGCCGACCATCAAATGAATCACCTGAATCTCGCGGAAATATCGTTCGCGCGTCCTAAACTGAAGTGGATTTTACGAATGCTGCGCGAAATAGAGATCGAACCCCAAGCTGCCGCCGAGGCGCATCATGGCTAGACCCTATTTTGATTACGATAAAGCCGCCAGCGCAGTAGTGGACGCTCGATTAATTGGTTATGCGGCAGCTTGTCGCAAACATAAAATTTCGCGCAGGACGCTACAACGCTATTTGAAGGCGTTGTCTGTTGACACGCAAATGGCGCAAGCTGTCGCGTTAAAACTTGACGCTGTTAAAGCTCAGCTCGAGCCCCCCACCATGCCTAGCGCGACCGAGCTTTTGGCTGAGTTGCGGTGGTTTTTTCTCAAAGCCGCCCGGGCCGATTTTTTAACCGCGGAGATGGTGGAAGCCCTCGCCGCCGCGTACGAAAAAGTCGGCAACGCCGATATGGGCTATCGGAGCCTCGAGGTGTATCTCAGATACGTCAATGTGCAGCTCCGCCAGCTCGAGCATGGCCCACTGCCTTCTCCCGAAGCAGGAGAGCAGCGCGAGTTGAAAGCCTAACATGGTACGCCCTCCCCAAAACCTCCCGCGCAATGTTAAATGGGCGCTCGAGCAGATTGCGCCCCCCCGTGTTGTCCCGCGGAGCCCATCCACCCCGTTGTCCGACCCCTTTGCCTCGGAATGGTTTACGCAACGCGCTCGCCCCAACCAACTCCCCCCACCTGGGGATTGGCGGGTGTGGCTGGTGATCGCCGGGCGCGGCTTTGGTAAAACTCGGCTGGCCGCCGAGTGGGTCAACGCCCGTGCTTTGCAAACCCCCCGCCGCATGATCGTCGCTGCCCCCACCGCCGCCGCTATCCGGGACATCTGCGTGGAGGGCGAGTCGGGGCTGAAAAGCGTCAACCCTGCTATTCTCTACGAACCCTCCAAGCGCCGCCTGACCTGGCCCAACGGGTCTACCGCGGTGCTGGTCTCTGCTGAGGAGCCGGAGACCTATCGGGGCCTTCAGAGCGATACCATCTGGTTCGATGAATTGTGCGCCTCGCGCTATGGCGGTGCCGCGTGGGACCAGATGATGTTCGGGTTCCGCTTAGGCGACGACCCCAGGGCCGTTGTGACCACCACCCCCAAACCTCAGCCAGTGCTCAAAGAACTAATGGCATTGCCTACCACTCGAACCGTACGCGGCAGTACGTACGACAATCTTTCCAACCTCAGCCCGGCATTTCGAGATCAGATTGTAGCCCGTTACGAAGGAACTCGGCTTGGACGGCAAGAGCTTGAAGCGGAAATCCTCGAGGATATTCCTGGAGCGTTGTGGCAATGGACAATGTTTCAAGCAGAAGGGTTCCGCCTCGAGTCCCCTCCACCCCTCGCCCGGATAGTAATAGCTATAGATCCCGCCGTGACCGTGAGCGAGGCCAGCGACGAGACCGGTCTGGTTGTCGCAGGGTTGGGGCAGGACGGGCGCTATTACGTGCTCGAGGATGCTTCGGGCAAATTCAGCCCCCACGAGTGGGCCAGCCGCGCGGTGTACCTGTACGACCAATACCGGGCCAACGTCGTCGTGGCCGAGACCAACCAGGGCGGCGACATGGTGCGAACCACCCTTCGCACGGTGCGTTCGAACTTGCCGATATCTGAAGTCCGTGCCAAGCGCGGCAAAGCCCTGCGGGCCGAGCCGGTGGTGAGTCTGTATGAGCAAAACCGGGTCACCCATGTCGGGCAGTTCTCCGAACTCGAGGCCCAACTCACCGGTTGGAGCCCGGAGCTCGGCAACAGCCCTGACCGCCTGGATGCGTTGGTCTATGCTTTGCTCGAGCTGAGCGAACCGGTTCGCGGGTTTGTAGATTTCGTGTAATGTTTAGTGTTTAGGATTTGATTTTTAGCATATGTCTTTTCTTTCTCGGCTCAACCCTTTCCGCGCTCGAACCAAGACCGCGCGACCGAACCTGTATCCATTTCAAGGCGCAGGGTGGGTGGGATTTGGCGGCAATTGGCGGCGAGGAGTCAATCAGTTTTTAAGCGACTGGGAACGGGTCACTTCATCGTTTGGTTGGGTGCGCCGGGCGGTAGTGCAAAAGGCCGATGACCTCAGCGCCCTGGCCGTTACGGTAGAAGTGCGGCGGGGCAAGGATTGGATCGCCACCCCCGACCATCCATTAGCTCAACTGATGCGCCAACCCAACCCCTGGATCAGCTGGAACGATTTTTGCCACATCTGGTCGCAGCACATGGATTTGCTCGGCAAGGCGGCGTGGCTGGTAATAGAAGATGCAAAAGGTTTGCCTCTGGAGCTTCACGCTTTGTACCCTTTCCGGCTCTGCCCCGAGCCTGACCCCATCCATTACATCAACCGCTGGCGCTACAACGCCCTGAACGGTCAGGTGCAGTATTACGCCGATTTTGGCGGCAAGCCTGACCCGAGTGGGCTCGAGGTGCTGTATAGCCGCGTCCCCGACCCGACCAATCCCTATAGTGGGGATTCCACCGTGCAGGCAGCGGGGGCCAGCATCGGCTTGGATGCCGAGATTCGCAGCTACGCTAAGTTCTACTTCGCCCAGAACGCCACGCCAGGGCTGGTGATGGAGACCGACCAACCTTACCCAGGCCCCGAGGTAGCCCGGGCCATGGCCGAGGATTGGAACCAGAACTATCAGGGTGCAGTGAACGCGGGCAAAACCGCCCGCTTGTGGGGCGGTTTCAGGCTCAAAAGCACTGCCCCGGCATTTAAAGACTTGGAGTTTGCGGCTCTTTCCAACGCCTCCAAAATAGATATTTTTGCCCATTTCGGCGTGCCGTTGTCGGTGGTCGGGGACAACTCCAAAGGCAGTCTGGGGGGCCAGGCCGCCGATGCCGAGCGGCTGACCTACCAACGGCACACCCTCGAGCCCGCCCGCCGCCGCTTGGAGTTGCACCTCAACCGCCTGGCCGCCCGCTATGGGCAGGATGTGCGGGTCGTAGTGGAAAGCGCGATAGATGAAGCAATCGAGCAAAAGCAGGAAGAAATGCATTGGCGCTACATGAATGGAATCATCAGTCGCTCGGAATACCGCGAGTGGGCAGGCGAGGAACCCGATGGGCAGCCCGACGTATATCTGATCCCCGGTACTTCGGTGGTGGTGCATTCGTTTGAGTCTGAGGAATCCCCAAAGCCCAAAGCTCAGCCCATCTCAGCTAAAATCGAATTTCCCGCCCTGGAAGCCTCTAAAGAAGGCGATGAGCCCCCCGTGGTCAGCTCACCCACACCCGGCCCGGATGAACCGACCAAAGCCCGCAAACGGCGGTTCAGGGCCCAGTTTGCTTCCGAATACCAACGGCTCAAGGCGCGAGGGCTAGATAGACCTGACGAAATCCTCGAGGCCCAATTTGCCGCCGAGTGGGAAGCGCTGGGGCTCGGGCTAGCGCCCGTAGCTAGTAAGTTGCGGAATTTTGCTCTTGCGAAATCCGACCGAGTAACAGCATTCGAAGCGCTCAAATCCGACGGAGTAAAAGTGCTTTTAGCGTTAGAGGCCAATCATGGCTAATCTTATAGCGCATAATCCCATAGTAGAAAACAAAATAATGCAAAACCGCACCCTGTACCGGGTGGTGTGTAGCTGTGGATACACCACGGTTTGGGCCGCTCAATTGAAAACTGCGATGCAGATGTATCGCAAGCATTTGCCTAAGCGGGATACCACCATGTTGGGGGCAAAGGAAGGATTACAATGATACGACATCTGACCACCACCATCCGTAGCGCAAAACGGGCTGAGGACGGCAGCCTGCTCATTAGCGGAATCGCTAATGATACCACGGTTACCGACTCTTACAACACCCGATTTGTGTTCACCGACCACTGTCTGGAGCGCACGGGGCTGCCCATTATCCTGTTCAACCACGACCCCGACGCGCCGATAGGCCGAGGGGTAAGCCTGAGCCGGGCCAAAGACGGTAGCTTAGCCTTACAAGCCCGCATAGAACCTCAGGCCATGACCAAAATGGGCTTGAGCATCGGCGAGCTAATCGAGAAAAACGTTCTGAACGGTTTCAGCGTCCGTTTTGACACAGATGCGGAGTATAAACCGGGCCGTGACTACGACACCATTATTCCCAATTACTTGCCTGAGATTTCAGTGGTCACGCTGCCTTCCAATACCGCTTCAAAATTTTCCCCAATCGTGCGCTCGCTCCTGGACAAGCTCGAGGAAACCTCCGAGGGCGCGGAAATCGCCGCCACTTACCGGCTCACCCGTGCGGAGGTTGCTCCCAAAGAGGAACAATGGAGCAAACCCGGGTTGAGTGATTTCACCGACAAACCCTGGGACGAGCTCAGCGCCAAGGAAAAGCAGGATATAGAAAGCCATTTCCTGTATGCGCCTGAAGGCGAGCATGCTTTTTCTGATCTCAAGTTCCCGTACAAAAACGCCAAAGGCCAGGTGGTCTGGAATGCCCTCAAAGCCGTGGCTTCACGGTTGCCCGATTCGGATATTCCCGAAAGCGCCAAAAAAACCATCGAAGCCAAATTGGTTGATTTGTACAAGCTCTTTGGCCAGGAATACGGCGCACGCCAGCTAAAAATTGTTGATTTGCGTACTGCTCGTTCGGGCGGCCCGCTCAACTATGCTGACCTCAGCGCCAAAATCCAGGACGCAGTGCTCGATTGGTCCAAAAATGAATGGCTTAACGCTTACCCGGTTGCCGTTTATGACGATTACGTAGTGGTGTGCTGGCCCGACGACAACGAGTACACTCAGCATGCCTATAGTGTTTCCGCCGCCGGCGAGGTCACGGTCGACCCCAACGGGTCGACCGTCCTTCCGATGTGGCAATCCGTAACCGAACCCGACGGAGGCGCTGACGGCGCGAATCGCTTTTTGTCCACGGTTCGCGCCGGGGCCAAATTTTCTAAGGCCACTCGCGATTGGATCGCCGGGCACATCACGACCCTGCGGGCCATCTGCGACGATTTGGAGCGAAATATGGGCCAGGATACCGGCGATGCGGCCACAGCTGACGAAGAGCGCGCTCTCAGCCTGGAGGAGCTGCGCGTGGCGTTGCGCCAGGCGATCCAACCTGAACCGCCCCCCGGCGATGTGGAAACCATCCGCGCGGCCTTGCGCGCGGTGGTAACCATCTAACCCATTGAGCACCCAGCGTTTGGCTCCCGGACGCCTATCCGCCCGGCAGAACCCGCCGAACCCAAACCGACGGCAACCGGCAATCAGCAATTCTAGACCCCAGAGGAACCCTATATGAACCTCGAAAACATCAAGCAGCTGTTCAAAGAGGAGTTGAACGGCGTTCGCGCCCAAATCCTCAAAGAGGAAGCCGAAAAGCGGGCCGCGCTCGAGGCCAAGCTCGAGGAGCTTTCCAAAGAACGTGAAATCCTCTCTCGCCGCGCCGCCATCTATGGCGGGGAAATGACCCGCGATCAGATGAGCCCCGCCGAGCGGCGCGAACGGGCCATCCAGCAAGCCGGAAATCACATCCGCGCCGTGGCCCTTGCCAAGGGCAACATCCGCGATGCCGCCGAGATCGTCGAGCGGC